TGCTGTACGGTAACTGTCTTGTTCACGATAAACGTATAGTCAGCCACAGTGATAGCAGAGAAGTCCTGAGAAGCATTTCCAACGTCTAGGTAAGCTTTGCCTTCAGGGAAGTTCACAGTCTGCTCTACGCCATTCCTGTCATATACCTTGAGATGTCCATTCTGGATGATCACTACGTATTGCTCGGAGAGGTCACGATTGATTACGTGGAAGTAGGCATTGCTAAGAGGACTGTTCAGGATCTTCTTAATGTGTTTGGTAGGGGGTCTCTTCTTCAACCCTTGGGATACCGTAGACAATCCGTTCTCTTGGACAGAACCTTGAGAGTTCAAGCGGAGGGTAAAGGGTTGCTGCGAGACACCATTAACGAAATTGGGTATGACCGAAGAGATTAGGGATTCCATAATTACCTATCTAGAACTCTCATGACAGAGTAGTTCCCTGTCAGAATGTTATAATCTGCTGTCTTGGCTTCATATCTGCGAAGAGCCATTCTAGCTCTCATCTCGTCTTTCTCTGTGAAGGTACCCAATACCTGGGAGCCAACGACACGCTGTTGGAAAACACGAGCAGCACGAATTGTGATATAATGACGAGCAGCCTGAGGGAGATCATCAAATGGGAGCATGAGAGTCATGCTACACTTGATCTCTTTTTCAAATTGGAATGTGTGGTTCTTCCTATCGTATAGACGATTACCACGTATAGCGACATCTATCAGAGTATCTTCAGCGTCAACCTCGATACAGTTTTCGGGGACGAAGATTTCCTTAGAAGGTACGGCAGGAGATAACACAAAGTTACTCTCAACGTTGAAGTGCCAGCCTTCTTCTTGGACTTGGATAGACACCTCATTGAGAATCTGACGAGCGATAACAGCATCAGAAACACCTGAGGCAGATTCGATGGAATTGATTGGAGCTTCCCCAATGGTACCCAGCATGATGTTTACAGCATCAAGCTCAGTGGTTTTCTGGAGCATAATTACCTCGTTCAATAAAAAAAAGGGGAACCCTTATTCAGAGTTCCCCTTGGGATTAACTACTAGTCAGACTAGGCAGTCTTCAATTCAACAGCAGCTGCTGGACGAAGGATGCCGTGACCCATAGCGTACTTAGCAACCATCAATGTGCCCTGACGGCGGATGTCATATTCAGATTCCATCGCAAGATCCATCAACTTAACAGTGCCGATAGCAGCCTTGTGAGCTACAACACCAACAGTGTTAGTTGCAGTTACAGCGTACTTGTTGTCAGTACCAGCACCAACAGTACCGTTAGAAACGGAAGCACCGTAAGGAGCATGGTTAGTCTTCACAACGTTCAGACCAGCAACACGCAGTACCTTAGCACCAGCGTATTCACCTTCACCACCCCAGAAACGGTTCATGATCTTGGTGTTCTGAGCCAAGAGGTAGTAAGCCTGAGGGTTCAAGTAAACCCAACGGTCATCTTCAGGGATGAAGTTCTCGTCCATCTTCTGAGCCGCAGCGAACAGAGCAGCTACCAGTGCTTCACCAGTAGTGTCAGTCAACATAGTTGCAGAAGTTACGGAACCGCCACCGTTCTCACCAGTAACTGGAGAGCTTGCACGAGCAGCTAACAGAGCCAACTGAAGCTTGTGCTTGTCCATCTGATAAGCCAATGCACGACCAATCTGCTCACTGAAAGGAGCACGAACATCGTAGTGGTTCATGGCTTCATCGATGTTGGAGATGAAAGCGTGGCTGATCAACAGGTCATCAATAGTGATAACACGTTCGTTCTGAGGAACGTTCAAGCCAGTGATTTCAGAGCCAGGAGTGTGGTACTCGGCACCAATCTTGCCGATGATAGGGAACTGAGCAGACTTGCCAGAAGCGATAGTACGCTCTTGGAACTTGCCTTCAGTTACAGTTGCTTCTTTAAATGCGGTCAATACTTCACCAGCGAAGACTTTAAGGAACAGAGCCTTAGCATCACCAGAGTTATTGGCCTGACCCAAACGGGTAGGAGAGGCGTTAGCCATAATGAATTTCCTTTGTGTAAGTTTAAGAAAGTTATTGAGCAACTTCTTGAACCGACACACGGACACGAGATTGTCTCCCGCAGGAGGTCAAATGCGTGTAATCTATTCTTGAAATTTGCAGCACCACCGCAATGAATGCAGTGTGGATGGACTTTCAGTCACACAAGGAAGCCTCCCCAGGATCACCTGAGGAGGTCTTTTAAAATTACTTCTTGCCCTTTAGGCCAAGGACTAGGCGTTCACCAAAGATGAATGAAAATGGAAGACCAACAAGGGTGTATCCAATCTCCATGATCTCGGCACTGTTTGCGTGGACTCCGTAATACAGAGCACCTGAACCAATAGCGATGATGGCACCTGCGGATACATATCGGAATGCACCACGCATATCGACCACCCACTGACGAGGAGTACCGTAAGGGTTATCCAGTTCAGCGAGAGCCTTCAGACGTTCAACGTCAGCCATCTGGAGCTTGATCTGGTCATCTACAGACATACCAAAGAACTTGCGTCCAATGGCACCACCAGCTCCTTTAAAAAAGTCTACGATTGCTGGTACGACTGCACCAGCGATAATGGATTCAAACATAGCTTTCCTTAGAATACGTTGGAACGAGCCAGCTTCGCCTGTACCTTCGAGCGATACGCAGGGTCATTCTTGTAGCGAGGATCTCGCATGGCTTCGGTAATCTGAGAGGTAGACTCAAAGACGTCCTCACCAGAAGCCTTGCCACCACCCACCATACGGTTAGGTTCTGTACCATTGGCCTTCGCATACTGAGCTGAAAGTCCCAGCACAGCCAGACGAGCCTGATTAATATCACCAGAGCTAACAGCGGTATTGAATGCAGTGATCTCTTCAGGGGTCATATTGGATGCTGCCCAAGTGACCATCTCAGTGTACTTGTCATCACCACCTACTTCCGACTTGATGGTGGAGTCATACTGGGTAGCACGAGCACGTTGACCTTCAATGTACTGGTCAACCATATCCTTCGGGATACCAGCCTTCTGTAGCTTATCGTAGCTCTCCGGGGACAGCTCACCCTTCTCAGCGAACTCAGCGGAGAACTCAGAGAAGTCTAGGCCTTTCTCGGAAAGAGCCTTGGTGGCATCATCTTCTGTTGCTTCAGCGGGAGGAGGGGTTTCACCCTTAGGTTCACCTTTGCCCAGCTTTGACTCCAGTTCCTGATAGGCTTTCGCCATATCTTCAGGAGTCTTGAATTTCTCAGGAAGCCACTGGGGGCGTTCCTCTGTATCTGTGTTTCCTTCGGCAGGGTTGTCCAGGTTCTCTTCAGGGATCTCAGCGGATTTATCCACTAGATCAATCATAGCCTGTTCATGACCTTCGGGAGCCTCAGATGTCGAGGCACTATTAATTACAACAGTATCAGTCAATTTTAGTCCTTAATAGTCTACCAGTACAATGCCATTGCCGTAGACACGGATTAGCTTCGCCTTTGGATCGACTTCAAATTTCACTTTATCAGCACCATCACCGAAATACTGGATGTTGGGTTTATCTGACTTCTTAGAAGGTGCAGGAGTATCCTCCACACCAAGGTTTACAGGTTTTGCATCAGCCATTAGAGGCTCCTTCTTGTTGGTTGTTCATTCCCTCTTTCATCAGCTGTCCAGCCTGAGTGATTGCTGGATTCAGTCCTTGCTGAACCATAGCCATCATCTGAGCCTGTTGCTGTTCCTGAGCGATCTGTTCGTCAGACTTGATGAGACCCTTCATGTCGATACCTAGAGCGGTACCTCTACGTGTCAGGTAGTCACCCATGTTGACACGGCTTGCCAGGTCAGGAACCTGAAGTATCGGCTGGATGAATGTATCAAGCTTGTTGAGATCGTTGCCTCGACCAAG